TGCGGTAAGACTACCGTTGCCAAGGCTCTCTGCAACGATCTAGGCTGCGATTACATTCTTATCAACTGCTCAGAAGATGGGAATATCGATACTCTGCGAACAAAGATTCGTGGCTTTGCTAGCACTGTATCATTGACCAATGCCAAGAAGGTAGTGATTCTGGACGAGTTCGATTACTCCAATGCCCAGAGCATTCAGCCTGCTTTGCGCGGGGCCATTGAGGAATTTGCAGCCAACTGCCGATTCATCATGACCTGTAACTGGAAGTATCGAATCATTGAACCTCTTCACTCTCGCTGCACAGAGATCAACTTCAATATTCAAACAGGAGAAAACTCCACGCTTGGTCTTGAAATGTACAAGCGAGCTTGCAAAATTCTAACTGCTGAAAACATTGAACACAATAACGATGCAGTTAGACAACTTGTAATCAAGCATTTCCCGGATTTCAGGCGAATCATCAATGAACTTCAGCGGTATTCTGTGTCTGGAAAGATCGACATTGGAATTCTCTCTGAAGTCAAGGATGTTGATGTTGCCAAGCTAATTGCTTTCATGGCACAAAAGAACTTCAAGTCTGTTCGTGAATGGATCGTGAAGAATCTGGATAATAGCACGGATATTTTCCGTAAGATCTACGACAATCTACAGGAAATGCTAGTTCCAAGCAGCATTCCGCAAGCAATTACAATCATTGCTGAGTATCAATACAAGTCTGCTTTCGTAGCTGATCAAGAGATCAATCTCACAGCTATGATGGTGGAAATCATGATGAACTGCGAGTTTAAGGGTATCAGCAAATGAATCTAGGAAAGGTTCTAGAATCCATCAACTATACTAAGGAAGATATTCTCGACCAAGATGGTCGGGATTATGTTCCTTTTATAGTCAACAAGTCTCTCTCTTATTTCATGGATACCGTGGCCTATGCCAACGAAATGAACAAGTACCCATTCCTAGACAAGAGAATGCAATACGATTACTATAGATTGGCTGTCCGTAAGCGAAAGCGGTTCAGCGGATGGGCCAAGAAAGACAAGAGTGATGTAATTCAGGCTATTATCAAGTATTACGATGTCTCCTATCGTAAAGCATGTGAATATGAAGTTCTTTTGACCCAGGACCAAAAGGATGCTATTGTAAAGCATGTAGAAACATTTAAAATTTAATAAATATCCTTGTATGGAGATATTATGAGCCAAATTGACGAGGATATTTTTCAAGGTTTAGGCGTAGAAGTAAAGCTAAAGTCAGAACAAGACTTTTTAAAGGTAAAGGAAACACTAACTAGGTTAGGCGTTTCTTCCAAGCAAGAAAAGAAGCTTTATCAATCATGTCATATTCTGCACAAGAGAGGAAGATACGCAATCATGCACTTCAAGGAGATGTTTGTTCTTGATGGCTTGAAGAGCGATATGGATGAGAATGATCTTGGCAGACGAAATGTAATAGTGAAACTTCTTACCGAATGGGGATTAATTCAGCCCACAAACCCAGATAAATACAAAGAACCCCAGTTAGGAATCAATCAGATCAAGATTCTTCCACACTCGGAAAAGAAAGATTGGACTTTAATTCAAAAATATCATATTGGTAAAAAATAATGTATATTTGTAATGAAGATTATATGCCCCTCGACATAAAAGAGGTTGTTTACAAGTTTTTAAATAAGAGAAATGTTACCAAGCCAGTAGAGGTCTACTGGGGTAGAGGTATAGATGAAGCCGTGTTTCTCTACAGCAAAGATAAGACTAAAACAACTTTAGCCTTCATAGATGATCCTGTGATGACTGAATTTGCATTACAGAATCTTGCTGAAGTAGAATCTCGCTTTGATTATATCTTGACTAATTCTCAAGAACTTTTAGAATACTCTAACAAATTTATTAATTATGAAAATAGATCTTCGTGAAATACCAGCGTATTGGATTAATCTAGAATCAAATACAAAGAATAAAGATAGAATGCAAGCCTTACTTGACGGGTTAGGCTTCAAGAACCACAGCAGAGTAGATGCTGAAGTTCGACCAGCACCACTGGGAACTCCAGAATCAGAAAAGCATTATGTTGGTGTTGCTGAATCTATGTTTAAGATTCTAGGCAATAAGGAAATAAACACACCATTTATTGTCTTTGAAGATGATGTTGGAGTTTCCGAAGATTTTCAGCCTATGATCGAGTTTCCAGATGAAGCTGATGCTATCTATCTTGGAGTTTCTACTGGAAATCGGCATTACATTACCAGACGATATAATGATGATTATCTAAAGATAGGTGGAGTGTTAGCTCTTCATGCAGTTTTATATCTGAGTGAAGATTATAGAAATGATGTTCTTAACTTTGGTAAGACCATCGTTCATAGATTTAAGAAGCCTATTGATATTGCAACTGCTTCGCTACAAGAAAAATCTATTGTACTGACTCCCAATAAGCCATTCTTTTACCAAAGCGATGAGGCTGCTGGCCTAAACAAATGGCAGTATCTTACTGATAAACCACTGGAGAATAGGAATGTTAACTTTTAAAAATTTGGGCAAATGGGGAAGACTTGGAAACCAAATGTTCCAATATTCTCTTCTCTATAATGCTGGAAAGAAAACTGGTTTTGAGATAGGTTATGATTTTAAAAATAAACCAGAAATAGCATCTATTTTTACACTTGAAGGAAGCAATTCTGATGATTTTACTCCTAAGCATCAAGCAGTTGAAATGAATAATTTTGATTATCTTGATACCAAAACAATACCAGATAATACTGATTTTTTTGGTTATTTTCAAAATTCAAGATATGTGGAAGAATATGAAATTGATCTTAGAAAGATATTTACCTTCAAAGATGAATTAACTGAAAAATGTTATAAGTTTATTAAAAATTTAAAAGAAAAAGTAGGAAAACCTTTAGTATCAATTCATGTACGAAGAGGAGATTATCTTTATATTCAAGATGCATTTGTCTTATCTGATATGAGCTATTTTAATACTGGTATTGAAATAGTTGGAAAAGATTCTTTCTTTGTAATATTTACAGATGATAAAAAGTGGTGCTCAAAAAACTTTAAGCATTTGCCAAATATTATAATGGATAATACAAATGAGATAGATCTAAGATTGATGTCTCTTTGCGATCATAATATTATTTCAAATAGTAGCTATTCTTGGTGGGGATCTTGGTTAAATGAAAATTTAGACAAGAAAATAGTTGCTCCAAAGAAATGGTTTAAGCAAAGTCCCAAAAACTGGGAATGTATTTACAGAAAAGATATGGTTTTGGTGTGAGTAGCTTACATATCATAACAAATGCATTTACAGGTGGATCTTGTTTAAAATATCCACCGAAGAAGTTTAATTGGATTTTTAATCAGTATCCAAAAGATAATTTACCAGTAGTTTATTTTGACGATAGTATTTTTGGTAGAATAAAAGATGGTTATTCTGGTCCAAGATATGGATGGCTTGGAGAATCTTCTGAAATTATACCACATCTACTTTCAGCAGCATCTTCAAATATATCTGGATTAAAAAAATACTATAAAAAAATTTTTACTAATGATAGAAGATTAATAGAAAAAGATATAGAATTATTTTCTTATAATCCACCATCATCTAATGTTCCCTGGATAACAGAACCAAAAATATACGATAAAACAAATCTTTGCTCCTATATAACAAGTTTTAAAAAATCAACAACAGGGCATAAATTAAGACTTGAGATATTTGACAAATTATCTAAACATCCTTTTTATAAAGACCATATTTTTGGAAGAGATTATAGATTTCTTAATGATAAGATAGATGGTCTTAAAAGCTATATGTTTTCTATAGTCATAGAAAATGCAAGATATCCAAAGTACTACACAGAAAAAGTAACTGATTGTTTTGCTACTGGAACTATTCCAATTTATTATGGTGATAAAAGTATATGCGAAGATTTTGATTGCAATGGAATAATTTTCCTAGATGAAGGATTGGATCTAAGTATTCTTTCACCAGATTTGTATCGTACAAAAATAAAAAGCGTAGAAACAAATTTCAATAGAGTATTGCAACTAAATACAGCTGACGATTGTATATTTGAAAGTATTAATAATGATAAAGTTAAGTATCAATAATTTTTGGCCAGATTTTAATTATCAAGAAAATATATTACTATCAATGTTGCAAGAAACATATGGTAGTGATTTATTATTAACAAATAATCCAAGAGATTGTAATTTATGTTTAGTAGCTGAAAATTATGTACCAAAGGAAATAGATAGAACCAAAACTAAAATATTAACTTTTATGGCAGAACCAAAACCTGTGCAGTATAAGGATGGGGACTACCATTTATCTTTCGATCCTACTAGATATGATTTAAAAAATATTCGTTTTCCAGCTTGGTATTTTTATATTAATTTTTATAATTTACAAAATCAAAAAAATCCAATACCAGTAATCAAAGTTGATCAAATTAATTATAATCAGTGGTCAGAAACAAAGAAAAATAGATTTTGCGTAGCTCCATTTTCTGCTGTTCACAAGAATAGAGTTGAATTTTTTAATCTATTAAAGTCTTATAAAGAAACCAATGGATTTGGAATACCATTTGGAAATGGAGATCCTGATAGAAACGAAATAAGAAAATATAATGCTATCTGTGGATTTAGATTTGCTATGGCATTTGAAAATACAATGAAGGTTGGATATGTTACTGAGAAATTATTCCAGGCCAAAACAGCTGGCTGTATTCCAATTTACTGGGGAGATTCATATTGTCTAAGCGACTTTAATCCAGAAGCATTCATTTATGTCAATAATTTTAGCAGTCCGCAAGAATGTCTTGAGTATGTGAAATACATAGATTCTAACGAGCATCTTTATCAAAAGATGAAGAATGCTCCCTTATTTAAATATGATATTATAGAATCATTTAATTCTATAAAGAAACAATTGAAAGAAACAATTACATTATGATAGCCAGAATAATTACTCTGCCCAGTGCAACAGAACGCCATAATGATATAATTTCAGTTTTTCAAAAACAAGAAATACCTTTTCAATTTGAAAAGGGAGTCTCCGAAAATGAAATTGAATTTCATTCCAATCCACCTCATTTTTTGTTTGAGAATGCAAAGATACCACTTAGAATATTAAATATTTTAGCTTGTACTAATAGATCTTGGGTTAGATTTGGTGAAATGGCAGCTTTAATGGCTCATTATAGACTATGGAAAAAATTAATTCAATCAGATGAAAATGTTTATCTCATTTGCGAAGACGATTGCCGTCCTGCCAAGACTTTTAATATACATGGATTAACAAAATTTGATTATAACAAAATAGATTTATTATATTTACAGGCTATAACAGCTCATTATCAACCAAAGCAAAGCTTAGTAAATTCTTTGCCGAATGCTGCCTTTGATGATCGCTTGAAGGCAATCACGAATCTTAAACCCGTAATATGTGAAGGTCTTGCTGCATATTGTATTTCAAAAATAGGCGCAAAGAAATTGTGTGAACATATAGAAACTCATGGTTATGATGGACCTGTTGATAATATTATAACACGACTTCAACATTTTGAGTGCTATTGTCCCTCTGATATAATCAATTATTTTGATCTTGCAAAAACCTCAAATTATTCGTATACTCATACATCCAATAATTGGTTAAAGACTAAAATTGGAAATATAGAAATACAATCAAAAAAAGAATTGGCTGTGGTTAATTAAAACATGGAACACATTTTAAAAGCTATTGAAGAATATATTAATGAAAAAAACCAGAGTAAGATATGGGTGGCTGGACAGGACTGGGTTCAGTACGCAGGATCCTATTTTACTGCTGATGAATATGTCGAAACCACCAAATCTTTACTAAATGGTTGGCTGGCATTAGGAGAAAGTGGAATTCGCTTTGAGCAATTATTTCCCCGTCTAATGGGCAAAGAATACGGTATTCTTACAAACAGCGGAAGTAGTTCAAATTTAATTATGATGTCTGCAATGACATCAAAAAGATTATACAATTTCCCAAAGGGAACTAAGGTAATTACTCCAATAGCCGGATTCCCTACCACGATCAATCCCATTTTCCAGGTTGGTTTTGAGCCTGTGTTTGTAGATATTGATCTTGATACGCTAAATCTAAACCTAGATCAGGTAGAGGAAAAGGCTAAGGATGGTTGTAAGATCATTACATTTGCTCATGTCCTAGGAAATCCTCCAAATATGGATAGACTCATGGAAATCGTAAAGAAATACGATCTTGTGCTTCTTGAGGATTGCTGTGATGCTTTGGGATCAACTTACAAGAATAAGCCACTTGGTTCTTTTGGCGAACTTGCTAGCTGCTCGTTCTATCCAGCACACCACATTACTATGGGCGAGGGCGGATTTGTGGCGTGTAACACACACCAGCAAGAGATAGTCACCAGAAGCTTCAGAGAGTGGGGTAGAGGCTGCTATTGCGTCGGTAAGAAGGCTAATCTACTCAAGAACGGATCGTGCAAGAAGCGGTTCTCTAATTGGCTTCCTGCCCTCCCAGAAGAAATCTTTGATCACAAGTATGTGTATGACGAGATTGGATATAATCTAAAACCAACAGAACAGCAAGCCGCAATGGGACTGGCGCAACTAAAGAAGCTTCCGCAAATAATTGAAAAGAGAAAGCACAATCATGCAAGACTTCAGAAGATCTTCTCAAAATATGAGGACATGCTAATTTTACCAAAGGCGACGGAATATGCTGATCCTAGCTGGTTTGCTTTTGCTATTACTATCCGCGATGATGCCCCTTTCAGAAGAAAGGATATCGTAAATTATTTTGAAGAAAATAAGATTCAAACCAGGCCATACTTTGCTGGAAATATTATGCTTCAGCCAGCTTATTCCGGCATGATGAATGAATTTGAGGTCATACATAATTACCCCAACGCAAGAAAGGTCACGACGGATACTTTCTTCTTGGGAACAAGCCCAGTTATAACTGATGTTCAACTGGATTATATTGAAGTAGTGGCAGATTCATTTTTTTCTCAGATATAATGGAGTATAATATGAAAGCAAGAACAGAACAATTAAAAAACGCAGTTACAGTAGCACTTAATAGCAATATCCCATCAAAAGTAACACCGGAAATTCTTTCTATAAAAGGATTTTCGGGTACACAATATAAGCATTTTGCTAATAGACTACTCGGATTACCGGACATCAAAACTTATCTTGAAATTGGAGTTTGGTATGGATCTACAGCGATTGCTGCTCTAAAAGGAAATGCCAATAATTTAAAATATTGGGTTGTTGATAATTTTTCACAATTTGGTTCCCCAAAGCAAGAGTTTTTAAATAATTGGAAAACTAATTTGGGTCAAGAACCGAATTTAATAGATGAAGATTGTTTTGGTATTAATCTAGAACAAAAAGGTATCAAAAATGTTGATGCTTATTTTTATGATGGAGATCATGAAGAACTTGATCACTATAAAGCATTGACTCATTACTATAATGGAATGGCGGATAGCTTTATTTATATGGTTGATGATTGGTGTTGGCCAAAAGTTCAGCAAGGTACATTTAGAGCAATAAGAGATTTGCAATTATATCCAGCAATGCAAGTATGTTTCTTCGGAAATGAAGATTCTGCTGGCTGGTGGAATGGTTGTGGAATTTTTGTCTTTGAAAAAACAAGATAAAATGAACAAAAAAAGAATTTTAATAGTTACCGGGGCAACAGAGATTTTTCCAGAAAAAGGAGATACTGGTATAATGTCTGTTTTAGATGCCTCTATGAAATCTAAACAAAAATATGCACAAAAGCATAATTATGATCTTATTTGTATGAGATCGTTTGGCTCTGATATATCCGGGAGATATAAAGATACAGATATTGGATTTTTAAGAGTATTAAGAGTATTTGATTTTTTAGAGTATTATGATATTGTTATGTGGATAGATGCTGATGCAATAATAACAAATGATTCATATAAAATTGAAGATTTTGAATTAACTGATCAGCATGTTTTTTATGCATCCCCAGACTGGAATAACAATAATACTTTTAATACTGGTAATTTTATAATTAAAAAAACAGAAAACTTAAAATATTTTAAAGAAGCATTTTTAGCCGCTTCTAAGAATTTCCAAAATGAACAAGATACTATAAATTTTCTGTTCTATAGCACACAGTTAAAATTGTTAATGAAGATGATTCATCACAGATATTTAAATTCTGCTCTAGATAATAAACTCGCAATACCTCTTTTAGAACCATCCGATCAAGTTGGCTGGTCTAGAAGTAGACCAAATGTCGTAAATCCGTGGAATAAAGATTGTTTTTTAATTCATTTAACTGGTATGAGTAATGTTAATCGAATGAATATTACAAATAAAATTTTTCAAGAATACTTATGAGTAAGATAAATCTTAAAAACATAACTCTTTTATCTTATAATTGCGTTAATCCAATTCAAAGCGTAAAAGCACTTTTGTATAGTGCAAAAGATATTGATTTTGCTGAACTTATATTAGTCAGCAACCAAAAGCCAGAAAAATTACCAAGCGATATAGCGTTCATAGAAACTAAATATTCAACGCACAAAGAATCATCTTTATTTACCTACACACATTTAGCCGATATAATTAAGACGGATTATTATATTGGAATTCATGATGATGGATTTGTGATAAATCCACATTTATGGAGAAATGAATTCTTCAATTATGATTATATTGGTGCTCCCTGGAAATGGGAAGGAAGAAGAAATAGAGTTGGAAATGGTGGATTTGTTCTAAAAAGCAATAAATTTATTCAGCTTACAAAAAAATTAAAATTTTTAGGATATTGTGACGATGGTGAATTGACAAATAATTATTATGATTATTTTACCGCAAATGGATGTCAATACGCTCCTCTCCTGTTAGCTGCAAGATTTTCTTTGGAATCTAGAATTCCAGAATGTGAATATAACTTGAATAATTGTTTTGGATTTCATGGAAAAGGAGATCCAAAAAATGTTGATGTTCATGATGGCTTTTATCACCAATTTCAGGAAAAGTGTAAACTTTTAGATAGTATAGAAATTTAAATATGCAAAATAAACTTCAAATAAATTTGTTTTCTAGCAATCATAGAGAGTATAGATTCCCATTTACGGTAAAAGCTATACAAGAATTAAATAACATTACTGATAAAAGTAAAGTTAGACTTTGTATTCATGCAGAACAATCTGTAGTAAATAAATGGAGAAATTATTTTTCTTCTAATCCTCTCTCCATAGAAACATTAATAATTCAATATCCAAATTCAAATTATTTAAATAGAGTCGAATTTTCACAAAAAACAGATTTTAAATATTCGTGTAAATTAGACGACGATGTTATGATCAGCAGACATGTTTGGGATTATATTATTTCTAATTTGGATGCTATTAACGATGAACATCCTATTATTGCTCCTGTTTTAACAAATGGAATGCCAAGCAACTATCTGTTTGTGCGTGATTTTTTAAATGAAGAAGAAAGAGAAATAGCTCATAAAATTTTTCTAAAGACTAAAATCGAAAATCATTTTCATATGGATTACAGCAGAATCGATAAAAAGGTTAAATCCATGAAAGAATGGAATGATAGAGAATATTGGGATTTTGTTTCTACTGTTGATATCGGAGAAGACAATCCAAATATTCCTTGGCCACATTTTATAGTAAGAGGAATACATCCATCTAGATTATCATTTGAGTATAACATGTATATTGCTCAATTAATTATGAAGAATAAAGATAAGTTTTATGGAAAACATAATTATAGTTTTGAAACTTATATTACTCCATATTTTACTAATAATATGTTTGTAAGTGAGACTAAATATTGGAGAGATACTTTGCCTTTATGTGGAGGCGGATTTGATGAAGGACAATTAAGTATAAGATTGATGATGGATCACGCATCAATTTTATATGTAAAAAATGGATTTGGAATCCATATGGCATATGGCCATACACACGGCGCAGATCAAATTGAAAAATTCTATACAGAAAATATATGAACAAATATCTTATCATAGAACCGGAAGGCTATTGTGGAATGGGTGGTTATATTTGGCAAACCATTCGTGCCATGTATCACAATCCAAATAAGCTTTACTACATTGACTTTGCTACAAGCATTTATAAAGGCTTTAAAAATAAAGATGACAATGTTTGGGATTATTTTTTTGAACAGCCACATATAAAAACCAAACCAACACCAGAACAAACAGAAGGTAAAGTTGGAATAATTTTTGATCCAGCTAGCGAATTTTTGTGGAAAGAAATTAAACCAAATACTCAAGAAGAGATTCAAAGAAGAAGAAATATCTTTTCTGATATTATAAAAAATAATATTGTACTTAAGCCACATGTTCAAAAGAAAATTGATGATTATGTGGAAAAAAACTTTAAAAATAAAAAGATTTTAGGAGTACATTTTAGAGGAACAGATCATCCATTAAGAAAACCAATGGATCTATATTTACAGCAAATAAAACAACAGATTGTAAATTTCGATAATATCTTTATATGCTCCGACGAACATGATCGATTCAGACTAGCAGAAATAGTTTTTCAAAAAAAGGCTATTTCGTATGATAGCATTAGAAGTAAAAATAGTAATCCTTTACATAGCCCATTTTATGAAAAGAGATTTCCTAGAAATTGGTCTGAGGAATATCAATACAAAATAGCAGAAGATGTTATAATAGAGGCATATTTAATGTCAAAAGTAGATCTTCTTATGTGTTGTGAAGGATCAAATGTTAATCATTTATCCAGAACCATAAATCCAAATTTACCGACTATTGATGTTGATCCAAAAAACCCAGGATACTAATGAACAACGATAATAAAATTTCAGTATTTGGCGCATCTGGTTTTATAGGGTCCAATTTCTGTGATCATTATCCAGAAGATGTGATAGAGATTGATAGAAATGACTATGTTCCAAAATCTAACAATATTTTATATTTTATTAGTACAGTAGATAATTATAATATTCATAAAGATCTTCATATCGATATTGATACAAACCTATCAGTACTAATGAATGTTCTAGAAAATATTCCAAAAAATAGTGATGTAACTTTTAATTTTATAAGCTCATGGTTTGTTTATGGAAAAAATTATGAAATGCCATTCAGAGAAGATCACTCTAAGTGCAATCCAACAGGATTTTATTCAATTACAAAACATTGCGCTGAACAACTTTTAATTTCATTTTGTCAAACACATAATATTAAATATAGAATATTCCGATTAGCCAATGTTCTTGGTATCGGGGACACGAAAATTTCTAGAAAAAAGAATGCTCTACAATTTCTAATTAAAGAAATAGTAAACGATAGAGATGTTCATTTATACTATGGCGGTGAAGTTCTTAGAGATTATATTAGCGTTGATGATGTTTGTTCTGCTCTTAAGTTCTGTATGGCCAGGGCAAATGTAAACGAGATTATTAATATTGGAAGCGGAAAGCCTTATAAATTTTTAGATATAATTAACAAAGCAATAGAATATTCTGATTCCTCATCTAAGATTATTCATATAAATCCAACCGTATTCCATGATATAGTTCAGGTTAGACATTCTTACCTAGATACTGCAAAGCTGAATAGCTATGGATTTAAAATATCTAAAGACATAAACAAGATTGTGGAAGAATTGGTCGATCATTATAAAGAAGAAAAGAATAACTGATATGAAAATTGTATATGTAACTGGTTGTTTAGGTTTTATTGGTTCATACATCACCCGCCTATGCCTTGAAAAAGGATGGTATGTCAAAGGTGTAGATAAGATGACATATGCGGCCAATAAAAATTTACTTGAAGAATTCAAGAAATATCCTAATTTTTCTTTTGTTCATTGTGATATTAATGATTTAACATTTCTTTATGACTGTGATTATATTATTAATACAGCCGCCGAAACACATGTTGGAAATTCTATAGCAAATAGTGATGATTTTGTTAAATCTAATATTGATGGAGTTCATAATTTACTAAAACTCATACGAAACTATAGACAAGAAAATGGTAAAATGCCTATTTTCCTTCATTTCAGTACAGATGAAGTTTATGGTGATATTATTGAGGATTGCCACAAAGAAACCGATATTTTAAAACCATCGAATCCATATTCCGCTACTAAAGCCGCCGCAGATATGTTGATTATGGCCTGGAATAGAACATATGGTATTCCATATGTAATTGTTCGCCCAACCAATAATTATGGAATCGGACAATATGTCGAAAAACTTATACCAAAGACATGCAAGTATTTAAAATTGGGCAGAAAGATACCACTACACAATAATGGCACTCCAATTAGAAATTGGTTACATGCAGAAGATACTGCTATGGGAATAATAACAATAATTGAAGCTG